CGCGGAACACCCGGTCTTCTTCCTGGCGCCCCGAAAGCTGCTGAACATGCTGCTGAAGGTTCTGGATAGTCTTCCCGTAGCGCGCCTCAAGTTTAGCCTCGGCGGCGCGTGACGCTGCTTCGAGGAGGTCCTCGCCATAAAGCTCGACGTCCGCCTCGTTAAACTGGACCGGCGCGGACGAGCTAGAAGGCGCAGCCTGCTGTTGGGGCGCAGGATGCTGCATCGTCGCGAGAAGTCTCTCCATCGAGCCAATCTGGCCGCGCATCGCGCCGACTTCGGCGTCGTACTTACCCTGCAGCGTCCGGTATCGCTGTTGCCAGTCGTCGGTCTGCGTAGATGGTTGTTGCGGCTCGGGCTGAGCGGTTTCTGTATGTTGTTGGGGCTCGCCTTGCTGCTCCACTACGGTAGTGGCGGAGGTTTCAACGGGGTCTTCCCCTGCAAGCTCCCGACGCAATTCCTCGGCGCGCGCCGCCTGGCGGCGTATCTGATCGGGGATAAAGACGTCGGTCGGGACGTCAGACATTGACGCTCTCCTTCGCCCGCACCGTCGGCTTAGTCCCGCGATAACCCTGCTTGGCGTGCTCGATCTGGTCGATAAGCGTCAACAGATCGGCTAGCGAGCGGGCATAACCCGTCGCATCGACCCGGCTTTCGGGCGGCACTTCGAGCGCGCGATGCACAAACGTGTTCATCTGCTCGTGCAGAGCCGCGACAAAGGCCCGCCAGTCCGAGTTGTTCTTCAACCGGGTAACCGCCTCGTACGCCTCTGGTCCCAAATTTAGACTCATGTATATACCGATAACTGTTATAATTTAGCGGTTCGCCGTAAGCTCTTTGACCGCCCACATGCAGGACTCTTCCAAGGTCGTCAGCGCCAGCGCCCGGTAGCGACCTGGCGGTAGCTTCTCGATCAGCCGCTCAACTTCGGCGTAAGCTGCCTTCAACGCGCCGTGCTGCGCTAACTCGGCGGGCGACAAAGCACGATATGTCGGCCGAAACCGCGACAATGGTTCGCGTTCGTCAGCGCTCTGCCGCGCGTCAGGCTGACCTTCGTACACGTTTGCCATCCTAGAACTCGTCGTCCGCCATCCTGGTGATGCCGTTCTTGCCGTAATGGCCCATCATGTGGTTGCCCTGATCACCTGACGTGATCTGAGAGCTGCCGGCGCCACGCTTACCCACGACGGTACCCATGTGTTGGGTCTTCATGGATTTACCGCGTTTGCCGGTTTCGGGGTCCTGGGTAAACATCGGGCCGAACCCCCCGCCGGGCGGGAGGTAGCTGCCCATTCGGCTAGGGTAAGACCGCATTACACACCACCTACGTACTTGTCCGTCGCCGCGTCTTTTTGCGGATTAAACGGCGCAGACTGAGTGTTACCGGGCTTAGAGCCGCCCTTGGGATAACTGCGCGAGCTGCCACCCCGGCTGTCGCCGGAGGAGCCGCCGGAGGCCGGGGCCATCGACTTAACACCCTCACTTTTGCTTTGCCCGTATGTCGCCATCGTTGTTCTCCTTATGCTGCGCGTGGTTGCACGGTATTGACCGGGGGAGCCACCTGGCTCAACGAAGCGGGGGGAGGGGGCGCCTGCGAACCGCCGGGAGGGGATGAACCCGGCATGCCATCAGGCGCCCCAGGTGCAGCAGCGGAACCCGATTGGGGCGGGCCTGCACCGCTAGCTGCGCCAACTAAACCAGCTACAGCCTGCGCCTGCATCATGGCCTGCTGTTGCTGCTTCTGCTGATCGGCTTTTTGCTGTATTGTTTCATCATCAGGTACAATGTCATCAGGAAGACCAAGACCTTGGGCGAGCGAACGCAGTACCCGCGCTCGCCCAACCTCGCCGATGATTTGTAGATCAACGGGGTTACCAGTAATCTGCAGGAACTGTAGTTGTTTTTGGTGCTCCGTCTCTTTCTGAAGAGCAACCACCACACCGTTGACTTTAATTTGCTCGTCACCGGATAGTAGTCCTGTGCGATCGGTGAGCATTATCATGTCATAGAGAGATGATAAAACCCCCCGCATGACGTCGATGTCTATATTTGCTGCGACAGTCTGAAGTACCTTTTGCGCGTTCCCCATGAGCATGGACAAACCGCTAGCGGTCCGACCGGCGCCACCTGATAAACTCTCACCGGTTACATACCGAGGAATAGCACTAATGTCGTCTCCAAGGGACGACATCCCTTGGTAGATCTGCATGAGTTCTTGCGCGTTAGAGTTTGGCTGGAAGAAAGTAACCGGTTCCCTGGTAGCTCCCAGAGGATCGCTGTTAACTTTCCAGCGCTTCCAAGGGTATAACTGATCCTCGTTGGTCGTCGGGTCCAGTAGCTCGGTGTTGATCACTACCTGCGGGCCAGAAGCGATCGACATGTTATTTACCAATGCCCGTAGGGTGGCGTTGGCTACTTCCTGTAGATCCTCAAGTATGTCTGGCAGTCCGTGTCCAGCAATCGTCCCTGGAACTTTCTCGAATGACGTGACATAATAGGGGTGACGCTGACGGGGGCTGGGTGAAAGCTGGATCTTAATCGTGTATCTACCAACAACCCACGTCTGTACCAGATAATCCCGGTCGGGATCGGTAATCTTACTCTCATCGAACCCGTTATCTAGTAATACTTGGCCCTGAATCGAGCCGTGATACTCGATCGCGTCTATCAGGTTACTTTGGTTGTTCTGCGGCGACTCTCTCCCTACGGAGAGCGCCGCCTCGGTGTCCGGCGCATCCATCCAGTCGCGCAAACCACTAGCGTAATCGTTCAGCGCGCCTCGAACCGCGTTGTCGTCGTAACCCGGTAGCCCAAGAACATCGTTGAGATCTCCGCGCGTTAATTTCTTACGCTCGATGATTTCGGCATGGTCGATATCGACGTCGCCGGGACCCCAGTAGAAATTAAACGGATCTATACGTTCCCAAAAAAGCTGAGGGACCGTATTCATCTGCGGTACGCGATCGGTCCAGGTCAGTTTTGGGACCATGCGGACCACGGGACCCTTGAGGACCGCGAAGGGGAAGAGAGCTACGTCGACCAGATACTCCGCGAGCGCGTCGTAAAACCTGCCGGCCTGCAAAATATCATCGACTTTATTGGACGCAGCCTCGGCCTGAGACATGGCGGTACGGCGAGCGGCGTTCTGCGCCTGGCGGACCAGGTTAATGTACCTGTTATGGACCATCTCCTGATCAGGAGGCTTCTGCTCCTGCATCGTCTGCTGCATCGCCTCGGTCGAGATCAGCGTGGCGATCGACGTCATCACGCCAGGCGGTACCGGGGGGTCGGGCTGGGGCTCGATGGTCCAGGGTCGCTCGGCTCCGAGATAAACATCCCTAAGAAGGGCTGTTGCGCCTCGACATTTTACCGCGACCATCCGCGAATAAACTTCCGAACCCCCGAACCTGCGGATCTCCTGGAGCTTAGCCGGCTCGTATTGCCCCTCGAACATGCGCTGGGCACGTAGGAGTCTCGAATTTAGAGGATTATTTCCAGTGTTGCGGTGGTTCCGCATGGCATCCCACCGCCTACGTACGTAGGCGGCGAGGTTGTCTGCCTGTTCCTGGGTAACTTTAGGAGCGTTGGCCGCCTGCTCCTGCGCGTCAAGCTGCGCGGGGGTAACCACGCGCAGAAATCCCGGCCCCTCACCTTTGAGCGGGATCACGTTTGGCTGAGAAGGCAGCGCTCCTCGCACGGAGTAGCCTCGTCGAATTAGAACTGTTATAGCATATAACTCGGAAAGATTCAGCGCGCAACAACCTGTAGTGGGTGATGGTCATGGGTCTCGCAGATCTGGGGGAGGAAGATCAGGAGATCCTCGTCCTGGACGACAACCCGCAGCTCGACGACGCGCTTATCATGCGCCTGACCTACGACCTCGCCACAAAACTTCATAAGCCCGAGGTAATCGCGCATCGGTACGGGCTGGGCGGAGTTGACGAGCTTAAATCCTATCTCAAGAGCCACCCAGCGGTGGTCTCGCGGGCTAGGAAGCTCCATGCGCTCTTCGAAAGCGATGGAGCTTCCGAGGAGCGCGTACGGATGAAGTTTCTGCAGGCGACCGAGGAATTAATCATTCCGATGGCGGGTCTCGTAGCAGACCCGCGCACGCCTCTCGCTGCGCGCATAGATGGCTTTAAGCAGATCCAACGGGGCGCTGGGTTGGATGGGCTTTCGGCGAACGCGAAAGCCCAGCAGGGCAAGGACGCCGGGCAGCCCTTCTCGCTAGTGATCAATTTTGCCGGGGGCCGAGAAGCGTTCAAGCTCAACGCCACTACCGTAGTGGAGGATGACCAGATCCCTCCCCTGATGCTGCCAGGATCGGCGATCGGCCAGGAGGACGAGGAGCCTGCGGAGGAGGTCGATATTTGAGAGCATATCAGGACCGATACATTCGCGCGCTGTTCCTACGCCGCAATATAGCGCTGTTTCGCTATGGTCGCAGCGTCGTAATCCACCTGAAAGTTTCATAGTTAATGCTCCTCTACACCCCCCCGCCCACCGTTCAGGATTTTATGCGCGATGATACCCATCGTATCCGGGTCATCGTCGGCCCTCTTGGTTCAGGGAAGACGATGGGTTGCATCATGGAGCTATTACGCAGGGCCTGCGAGCAGCAGCCTCATAACGGCGTCAGATACACTCGGTGGGCCTGTATACGTAATACCTTACAGCAGCTCCGGCAGACCGTCATGGCGGATACCATGCAGTATCTCGGGAGCTGCGCCCACTACTACACTACCGATTCTACCATACAGCTAAGATTAAACCTCCCTGACGGTACGAGGGTTCACTCTGATTGGATGTTGTTGCCGCTAGACAGCAAAGATGACGTCAGGCGGCTTTTATCACTTCAGCTTTCAGGAGCGTGGATTAATGAATTACGAGAAGTGCCCTTCGAAATTATCCGCCCATTGCTGGGACGCGTGGGTAGATATCCAAGTAAGGCACTGGGCGGGTCCTCCTGGAGAGGCATCATCTGCGATACTAATCCCTGGGACACCGACTCACCCTACCATGAGCGGATGGTTCTTAATCCCCGCCCCGGCTGGGGATTATACCATCAACCTTCGGCTCTCGGACCCGACGCCGAAAACGTCGATAATTTACCGGATGGTTATTATCAGGATTTGATGGAGGACCACGACGTCGACTGGACCGGCGTCCACGTCGAGTCCCAGTGGGGGACGTCGAACGCCGGCCAGGCGGTCTTTAGGAAGACTTTTCACGCGCCCACGCATGTGCGCGACATGGGAGTGGTGGTCAACCCGAACAAACCGGTCATGGTGGGCCTGGATTTTGGTCGGACACCCTGCGCGATCATAGGCCAGCACGACAATTATGGGCGGGCCATCTTGATGAAAGAGGTGATCACCGAAGGGATGGGCCTACTTCAAATGGTCGAGGAGCACCTGAAACCTATTTTATTAAATCCACCTTATGCCGGTAGGCGGGTGTTTATCGTTGGCGACCCTGCG